CGGGCCGACGAACCGGACAGTCTGTCCCATGGCGTTCACGAACACGCAGTTGGCCTGTCCCTGCAATGGGTCGAGCTGGACGAATGCAGGGCTGGCGCCGAGAGTGGGGCGGCAAATCTTGAAAGCCATGTCATCACCTCAGGGTACGACGTAGAACGTTCCCTCGGCGTAGCGCGTCGTGACGCTGGCCGAGGTGCCCTGAAGGGCGTACACACCATATGCCGGGGCGCTGAACCCGAGCGTGAGAGAGTCATCGAACGTGCAGACGATGTCCGTATGACCGCCTTGCACCGACGTAGTGATCTCGCCGCCGAGCGACGAGAGGCTGAACACATCGGCGGTGGTCGCGCCGTGCGACTGCTTGCCGACCAGCGTGAACGAGTGCCCGGTCAGGTTCGCGGCGACATGCTGCGTGAACACGAGGTTTGCGCCACGCTGGATGATGAAGTCGCGCTGCGGGTTGGTCGAGTCTTGCGCCATGGTTCACCTCAAGTGCAAGCGCCGTCGATGGCCTGCGTGTTCACGATGCACACGACGATGTCGCCGTTCTGCTGGTAGTGCAGGAACCCGGCGACGTACGAGTTGTTCGGGATGGCGACGGGCACGAACCCTGCGGGGACGTTCGCCGCCTGTATGCCGTAGCTGTAGGTCGGGCCCGGGTTCGACAGCTCCGACACGCTGACGCCGTAGTAGGTCGGGTTGTTGACCGACAGCGTCGGCGCGTAGCCGGGGCCAGCGCCAACGACGGCTTCCTTGAGCGTGTACAGGTAGCGGTAGTCGCTGCTGGTGATCAGCGCGCTGCTGATGACCTTGAACAGCGCCATGCCCTGCCCCATGCGCGGATAGTTCGGCGTCTGCTGCCGGACGCGCGACAGGTCCACGCCAGTGCGTGCGGTCTCGCGCGCCCAGCTCATGGGACCCACCACCCGCCGAGCGTGCGGTCCCTGAACTTCGCATCGGTGCCGCCCGAGCCGTCAGGGAACATGACGGGCGCAAAGTCGGTGGCAGAAAGCGCGATGCGCTGCCAAAAGACTTCCTCGGGTCCGAAGCTTGCGTTTTGCTTCGGCAAGCCGCCCTCGGCCAGCACGGGAACCTGCTCGAAGTGGTACCAATTGTCCCACAGCAGGTCGAACGTCGCCTCGTAGAACTCGAAGCCGTTGCCGACCTTGTTCATCGACAGCCCCTCGCACACCAGCGAGTAGGCCGGGAACCCGCCGAGCGCCGCGCTGTTGCGCTTGCCGACGATGGTGAACTTGTTGCCGTACATCGTGCTGATGGCGACCGCCGACGCGTCGTACATGATCCGAACGCGAATGGCGACTTGGTTGACCTGCTCCGGCTTCCCGACGAACCCGCCCGTAATGGCGTTGCCGCCGATGTCTGCGCTGATGTTCGCGCTGGTGGTCGGCGGCTGCACTGTCCACGACGTTCGGTACAGGGTGGTCGAGCGGGTGCGCGACACGAAATCGACGCTCGACGGCAGAACGTACGCCACCGACTCCTGCACGGGATCGACCATGTAGAGCGTTGACCACTCGACGGTCGCGACCAGCACGCCGCGCGGACCTGACGCGAAGCTGATCGAACGCGCCCGGCAGAACTGCTGCCAAGTCATGCCTGTCGGGGCGGTGCCCGTGATCAGCGGATCGTTGATGTACGGGATGTGCCCCTCGACCTGTAGCGCGAGGTACTCCACCTCGTGGTCGATGGGCGTATCGTCGTTCTTGCGGATCGTGATCTCCCAAGTGATCGTGTTGGGAGTGCCGAGCTCGCCCGTCGTGACCGACTCGCGGGTTCTGTAGCTGGTGTATGTGGTTCCGACAGTCGGCATGGTGGAATCCTACAGCTTGTCGTAGATGCCTTTGAGGAACTGGATCGCGGCCACGCCCATGAGCGGCGAATACTCGCCTGACTGCCGGGCCTTCGCCTGTTCGGTCCTGATGCGCTGGGCCTCGGCCTCGGAAGTCGTGCCTGTGAGCTGCTCGGCCAGCATGGCCTCGCGCACGCTGCCGCCGCCAGCGATGGCACCGATGAACGCGCCGATGCCTTTCCAGCCCTCTTGGATGACCATCATCTCGCGCTCAAGCGCCGAGGTAGCGCCGCCGCGCGTTGCGCCGACCATGATGTTTCCCGTAAAGCTGGTCTTATCGGCGTTCATCGCCCGGGCGCGCTCCTCCATCGCGGCGTACTCGCGCAAGAGCACGCTGTTTGCGGCGAACGTCTGCCGCCCGGTGTCGTTGAACTGCTTGAGCGCCTCGCCAGCGCCAGCCGCAGCGGTCGCCATGCGGTTTAGGTACATGTCGGCCAGCTTGTTCGGCAGCATCGCGCCCCCGATCAGCGCGCCAGCGCCAGCCGCCGCAGCGCCGCCGACGCCGCCGAACTGGGTGAGGCCACCGAGCACGCTCGCGCCCTGTCCCATGCCTAGCGCGCCGAGCGCGGGGGTGATCGCGCCCCTGATCTTGCTGATGCGCTGCGCGCTGTCGGCGACGGTCTTCTCCACCGACTTCATCGCGGGTGCGACCTGCGACGTATTGACGGTGATGGGGATCTTGAGCGGTGTGATTGCCGTCATGCTTGCCTCGCAGCCGACCGGATGGCGTCGTTGATGCTGGGAATGACCTTGTTCGTTGCGAGTTGGCGACCGACCTGCGCGGCGCGCCACATGTAGTGCCGGGCGTACTTGGTCAGGAACCGCCCAAGCCGCCCTCGCACGCCCTTGCGCCAGCCGCGACCGCCGCCGGGCCCCGTGCCGTCACGCGACAGCGTGCGCGCGCGCTCGGTGATCGTGCGGACATGCGGCTTGCCCTTGCGGTAGACGGTGATTTGCCGGGTCGCGCCCTCGCCAGCGGCTATGCGGCGGTTCCGCAGCATCTCGACGCCGCGCTCGACGTTGCCGCGCACGCCCTTCGGCCATGCGTGCCAGCCGACTTCCATGAAGTGCGCCTTCCAGCCGACGTACGGCGACTTGCGCCCGGCGCTGGTGGTCTTCTTCTTCCTGTCGATCTTGTCGGTCTTCACGCCAACGCCAGCCCACACGGCGCGCTTGTAGCGCTTGACCTTGTAGGTCATCTGCTGCCGGGTGCGCTCGGCGTTCTTCCACGCATTGGCGCGCGCGGCCTTGCGGACCGCCTTTCCCCACTCGCGCAGCGCCTTCTTGGCGATCTCATCGCGGAGCTTGGGCTCGACCGATTCGAGCTGCCGGGCGAGCTTCTGCATGGACGCCTTGTCCACCTGGGCGGTCATGTAGCCGCTGCCCCTGCCTGTGCTGCGACCGGGCGTCGAGTTGACGCCGGATCGCGTTCCAGTCGGGAATCTCAAGGTCGGCATTGATGATCGCCACGCTCAGAGTGTCTAGTCCCGCGCTGTGGTACTTCAAGGCGCATCGCAGCACGGTCCGCTGCGCCTCGCTCAGTCCCGCCCTTCGCTGTACAGCTCCTCTGCCATGCGTCCGATCTTCTGCACCGTCAGCGCGTCCGCGTCGAGCACGTCCGCGATGTCATCGAACAGCGGCTTTTCATCGGTGTCGAGCGCGTGCCGCAGCACCAGCCACGCGTGCAGGTGCTCCGGCTTGTCCTTGCTGACCTGAAGCGCCTCGATCAGGTCGAGCGCGCTCGGACGCCGCAGCCCGAACGGAACGCCGTCCACCGTCGTGCGGTGGATGCGAAGCGTAAGGATGTCTCGGATGTTGCTCATGTGATTGTGATGGTGCCGACAAGCTGAATGGTCGCGCGCGCGCGGATGATCTGCCCGGCCTGCGCGACGATGCTGAAGGCGGTGACGATCCCCAGCGCCGTGTACACGCGCACGGTTGGCGTCGGCGGGAACGTCAGGCCAAATTGATAGTTCTCAGTGGTTCCGGCGGCAGCGTGGTTTTCGATGGTCGTGTGCTGCGCCGAAGTCACGTCGAAATACAGGTCCAAGTCGATGCGCGCGCGCCGCACGCCGTACAGGAAGTTCGCATCCACATCGTTCCACTCGGTCACATCGACGGGCGAGCCTTCGAGCGTCAGCGTAGCGCTGCCGACCTCGGCGACCGTGTTGTAGGTCGTTCCCGTCTCGACTCGAACATAGGCAATGGATGCGTTCTGTGCCATTAGGCGATGGTGAGGATGTCCACATTGCCACCAGCGCTGGTGAACTGAAGGCCGACGTTGGCGCGAACGAGGCTACCAGCCTGAGCGGTCACCTCAAAGGATGTGACGAAAGCGTTGCCCGTGTAGGTGTTGTTGGCTTCGAGAGTCAGGACCACGGCGGCGGCTGCGGATCCGCCATTGATGTTGTTTTCGAGCGTCGTGTGCGCGTCGCTGTCCTGATCGTAGAAGATCTCAAGGTTGGCGGTTGCGCCGCCGACGCCGACGATGAACGTGCGGACCTTGCTGCCAATGGGAGTCGATTCCAGCGGCGCGCGGTCCATCGTGATCGACGCGGTGCCGACCTCCGCAACGACCGTGCCGCCGAATGAGAACGATGAAAGTGCAGCGTTGATGGCCATGGATCAGTCCTTGTAGTACACGGTGAAGTTACACACCAGCTGCGCTGGTTCCGTCTCGTCGCCGTCCGCGACCACCGGGGGCTCGACGTAGCGCCCGACAAAATCGACCGCCGACACGACAATCGTGTCGAAAGTGCCTGTAACGATAAGGTTCCTGATGGTCGATTCGAACGCCAGCGCGGCGGTGGTGGTCGAGGCGATGACGCGCAGCTCGACCGATGCCATCTTCAGCGGCGCGCTGCCGATGGCCATGTATTCATCCTGCGCGACCTCGAACGTGACCGCCGGGAGAATCGTGTCCTGCAAGCGGAACCCGTGCATGACGCGTGCGTCGGGGATTCCCGCCGTAGACAGCGAATTCCCAGCAGTGATCATCGCTCGGACGCCAGTTTCAATCGACGGCATCAATCCACCTCCGTGCAGTCGATGACGGCGACCCGGTCGGCCTCGTCAAGGTTGCGGATGGCGTTGATGCGGAGCGTGCGGCCCCGTACGTCTATGCGGTCCACCTCGGTCAGCCCGACGTTGACGATGGATTGCCAGCGCGCGCGGATCTCGACCGAACGCACGACGGCGATGCCGTCCGCGTACTGCTGCTCGGCTGCGCTGTCCTCGCGCAGGTCGCACCAAAATGTCCCAGCCGCCGAGAACGTAGCGCCGCGCATGCCGAGGGAATCGATGGTCCCGCTCGGTTCCATGCGCGTGGCGAGGCGCTTGAGACGGCCACCCGAGATCATCGGATCCTCGAATTGGTGGACCAATGGTCGAGGATGAACTCGACGGACAGCGGCACGGTGCTGAGGCCCACCGCCTGCACGGCCTCGGGATTGTTGTAGTAGGCACCGACGAGCGCGATGATGCAGTGCACCAGCGGGTCGGGAATGCTGCTGTATCCCGCCGTGTAGGTCACGATGATGGTCGTTCCCTCGTAGATGGACGGGTACGCCTTGAAGCGGATCACGGGCGACGGGCCGTCCGACTGGTCCAGCCAGTAGTCGGTGGCCGTCATCGTCGTGAGCACGTTCGCCGTGTTGTAGTAGCGCACATGCGTGATCGATGTGAACGGCACGACGGGGATCATCGTGTCCGTCCAATCGGCGAGGTACAGCGACTCCGTGCCCGGCTGGAGCTTCAGCTGCGTGCGGCGCTCGACCACCATCGACGCGACCTCGCGAAGCCTCGTCAGCTCCGTGTCATCGTCGCTGTAGTCGATCTTCAGCGCCGTCTTGATGGTTGAGAGCGGTACCGACATGGAAAAGGGTCGCGCGGGTTTCCCCGCGCAACCCCATGGGGAGAATGGATCAGCCGCGGATGTACGCGAACGCCTCGGGCAGCATGATCTTGCTGTCCGTGCGCGTGTACAGGATGAGGTTCGTCTGATGCGTCGCCGCGTTCGAGTACGGATCGACCATCGACGTGATGCCCGTCCGGTCGAAGATCTCGAAGTAGTTGAAATCGCCGATCACCGCGTAGATCGCATCGCTGGCGGTGGTGGTCGGCATGTACTGGCCGACCGAGTACGGCACGCCAAGGATCGTCGCGGGAAGGCCGCCGACGAGCTGGTTGACGGTCGCCGTGCCGGGCGTCCAGATGTACTCAAGCTGGCCGCTGGTGGTCACGGTGTTCTTGAGCTTGCGGACATGCTTCAGGAACTCGTCCGAGATCAGCCAGCGGAAGCGCGGGCTGTTGCGGTACGCAGGCTTCACCGCGAACATCGCATCGACAAGGTTGTCGGCGGTGGTGGTGGTCAGCGCGACGGCAGCTCCGAGATCGACGCCCTGCGCGATGCCGCCCGAAGCCGTGATGCCCTGCGGCTGGCTGCTGCCCGTGCCGATGGTGTACGCCTCTTCCTGCTTGAGCGCGATGGAGAGCGCAGCGCGCTGCGCGACGTAGTCGAGCGCCGAGCCGATGCCGTTCTGCCCGATGGCGTCCTCGATGAACTCCTGCGAGATCGTGACGCGCGTGGCGTACTTGTAGGGCACGACGCTGATCGCCGTCGAGAACGTCGGGTCGGATGCCGTGATGCTGGCTGCTTCGCTGATCAGGCTGGTGCTCGGAAGCGCGTTCTCCACCGTGATGGTGCGCTTCGAGTCGATCTGCGTGACCACCGCGATCGAACGCATGATGTTCGCTTCGCGGAGGCGCTCGACGATGCGGCGCTCCATGTCGGTCGGGATGCCAGCGTTGGTGCTTGCAAGCGACAGCGCGCGCATCTCGGCGTGGTCGTTGTTCACCATCGCCTTGAGCCAGCGCGCCGAGTAGGCCGGGCTGTTCGGATCGTCGGCGTTGCCGAGGGCGGTCGGGCGCGCGGTCAGGCGCGACTCAAGCACGGGCTGGGACTCAAGCTTCGCGAGGCGCGATTCGAGGGCGCGAACCTGCGCGTTCGCCTCGACCGCCGAGAGGTCGGCGTCCATGCGCGCGAACTTCTGACGCTCCTCGCCGCTGCCCTGCGAATCGACGGTGTGCGTCGCGCGTCCGGTGCGCGCCTCGTAGGCCGCGAGGCTCTTGCGGTACTCGTGCGTGATCGACTGAAGCTCAGTCATGTCATCCTGCATTGTCTGCCATCCTTCGGAAATGGAGTGCGAGCCGCAGATACGCGGCGTTTCGATAGGCCGCGGAGACGCTCCGCAGGCTCGACGTTGTCTGTGGGTACGCGGCGTCGGTCACCGCGCTGATCTCGACCAGCTGCGCGCGCTTGACGAGGCGCTGCGAGCGGTCCTTGTTCCAGCTGTCTTCGACCACAAAGAAGCCGAACGACATCTCGCCCGACATGTCGCCGCGCTCAAGCGCCGCGCGAAGTTCCTCGGCGCGCGCCGTCTCGGGGAGCTGGGCCTCGAACGCAAGGCCGTTGCGGTCGCTCTTCAGCTTGAGCGTGCCCGAGCGCGTGCGCGCGAGCGGGATCTCGTCGGTGCGGTGGTTGATGAACAGCTTCACGTCGCCGCCGCTCGACAGCGTCTCGTTGAACGCGCCCGGCGCGATGCGCTCGGTGAACCTGCGTCCCTGCTCAACGATCTCGCGCGAGTCCTGACCGTACACGGCTGCGTACCCGGCGAGGGTACGTCCGTCGATCTTCTGCTCGGTCGCCTCCAGCGTTCGCCTAGAAATCATTGGGCGTGCCCTCCTGCTCGGATGTGTCTTCGCCGAGGTTCGACTGACCGCCGCCCGTGCCCATGTTGAGCGCGATGATCGGATCGTCCAAACCCTCGAGCGGTCCCATGTCGAGGCGCTCGCGCGCTTCGTTGCGCGTCATGTACCCGGCCTCGACGGCGGTGCGCAGCGCGGCCATCGTCTCGGCCATGCCCGGACGGATCAGCGCGTCCGTGTCGAACACCACCGTGTCGAACGGGCTGGCCAGCTTCGTCAGGATCTCGGAGCGCCACACCGACAGCCACGCGCTGAGGCATCCATCGACGTACATGCGCGACAGCCACTCAAGGGAGCTGTACGACGGGCCGACATTCTCGGCGAGGTAGCTGGACGGCACGCCGTAGATGCGCGACACATCGCCGACGCTGTACTGCCGCGCGGCCTGTAGCCCGGCATCGTCAAGCGTCGAGCTGATGCGTTCAATACGCATCCCCTCGCCCTCTCTTTTT